TAACATCATTCAGACCACGCGGGATACCACTGACAAGCTGAAAGGCTTCCTCAACTCCAACATGACTCACAAGCTCAAAAAGCTAGTCTTGTCTTGTGTCACAATGGGCATCTTCGACGCCTCCAAGATTGACCATCGATTGTTTCCAGCAACTCTTCAAGAGCTGGAGCGCGCTTCTGAAAAGTCGCCCGCATCTCTCGATTTCGTCCTCAACATCTTTGACACCATCCTCTTTGTCATTGAGCGAGTGTATACCGTAGCCATGACTGGCAACATTTCCTCGTTCTTCCACGGCGGCGATTCATATCACGCCTGGGCGGCAGAATGTGCGCAACTCGAGCGCATGTCCCATCTTCTCAACGACCCTACGCCACACGGGTTCTCTGAACCCGAGTTCACCAAGCGTCTCGACGACGCTATTTCGCGAGGTCGTGAGATTTCTGGACTACTTAGCCACACTGATGGTGCGTCCAAGCGAGCAGCAGCAACACTCCAGATGCAAATGCTCAAGCTCCGCGATACTCTTATCGTTAAAAGAGCAGCAAGCGAGTTTCGACCCGCGCCATGCCCCATCCTTCTCAACGGAAAATCCTGCATAGGAAAGACTACGTTGATTTGGATCATCTTCTACTACACAGCGTCTCTTCTTGGCCTCCCCAACGACAAACAGCATGCCTATTTCAAAAACGGTTTCGCGAAATTCTGGGATGGTTTCAAAACCTGGATGTGGTTCCTTGTCATCGACGACATCGCGTTCATGAAAGATCAAATGGCTCAATCCATGGGTGGTGATCCCTCCGTTATGGAAGTCATTCAAATCAACAACAGCGCCAACTACGTCCCAGACCAAGCTGCACTAGAAGACAAGGGCAAAGTCCCACTGCGAAATCGCATCACGCTGGCGACAACGAACACCAAGCACCTCAATGCTCAGCATTTCTTTCAATATCCTGCTGCAGTTCAACGTCGCTTTCCCTATATCGTCAACGTCACCGTCAAAGCTGAGTATGCGACTCAAGCCATGCTAGACAAGAACAAGATTCCCGAAGGCACCGATTTGCCTGACTATTGGATCTTCTCCGTGGAAACGGTTCGAGGATTCAAGTCTGGCACTGATGACTTGGAGTGGAACACACCTGTGATCTACACCAATGTCCATGAATTCCTTCGCTGGCTTGGACAAACTGTGCGAGACTGGGAAGCCAATCAGAAGATGTGCAACAGTGCTGTAGACAGAATGGTAGAACTTGCTGTGTGCCAAGATTGTCTCAAGTTCGAGTGCTCCTGTGAGTATGAGGCTGAAGAGTGCGAAGCATGCGGTCTCGAACCGTGTGCCTGTTTCGAAGGCCGGCCGTTGAGCCGGGAAACTAGCACTAGCCAATACAGCTTGTAAGCTGATGGTCTCCCCATCCATGAACCACGCTTTGATGAGTGGCGTCGCGCATACGAAGAGCAACACGCTCAGACTCCATCGGAAGAGTCTGTGCGCTCTGAAGTGCATCGACAAATGGACATGCAGACAGTGGCCAGTGGAGCCTGTGTCATCTGCGAGAGGTACGCCTGCAATTGTGGGCTCACCTGGCGCGAATGGATGCTGGTGCGTCTTTGGCAACCAACACGCAACTTCTGGACAGAAGCCCTTGAGGAACATGTCTGGGTGTGGATCTGTGCAGCCGCTGGCTTCTCACGCTGGTTGGCCGTCAAGGTCTTTGCTGGCAGAGCATATGCTGCGATTTGCTGGACCACCATGCAAACGTACTTTGGTCTGCGCTGGATCAACCCTGCGATCGGTCAGTGGTTCTTTGATTGGTATCTCATCGTCATTGCGCCATGTCTCCTACGGTGTCCTGCATTCTGGCGTAAGCTGGGTGCTACTATGGAACGTCGCATTGGAGTGCCTATCTGGGTGCCAACGGCAATCACTGGCTTGTCCATGATCACGCTCGGCATCTATGTGTGGCACAAGATGAAGCCATCAGTAGATCTACAAGGCAACGAGTTCTCTTCTGAAATTGGGACCCGTCCTGTCAAATCGCCTACAGACGAAGAAAAGGCGAATGTGTACTACACGAACAAGTTCGTGGTGTCTCACATGGACGTGACCAAGGCCACCGTGACCCGCAAGAGCTGGACAAAGTCAGACGTTGTTGAAAAAGTTCGCAAACATCTGGTCTTCATAGACGCGACAGTCGAATTGAATGGTTTCAAACACCATACGCGCTCACGAGGCACCATGATTGGCGGCCAGGTGATGATGATGAGCGACCACTGCTTGCCAACTGGAGCTCGACTCACACTCACTTTCAACCATCAAGAAGGTCAGGTGTCCGAGAATTGTGTCTATGACCCATGCGAGTCTGACATATTCCGTCACCGAAATCGAGATGTAGCTTTCGTTCGTGTTCGCTGCTCCCGATTTTTCCGCAACATCGATGATTGGTTCCGTCAAAGTTCATATGAGGGCCGTTCAGGCGGCTTCATGATTGGACGTTCGCAAACAGAAACCACAATGCGACCCTTTGACCGGATGACGGCTGTCAAACCAGTGCTTCCTCTACCCTTGTTCACAAATGCTGTCTGGTGTGCCTCAACAGGTGTGCCTACGCAATCAGGTGACTGTGGCAGTTTGTACTTTCAGATGAGCGGCCTAGGGCCCGTCATTGTTGGGCAGCACATTGCTGGATCAGGAGAAAAGATGGCATGCACGGTCTTGGATTCAGAGTTCGTTAATTCGGGCTTGGTCCATTTCGATCCGTTCAAGCTGCAGCAAGGACCAGTGTTCCTAGATGCTCAGCTTGTGCCACTTCATGAGAAATCTCCAATTCGCTTCTTTTCTGAGGGGCGCGCATACGTCTTCGGTACATTGCCGGAGTATCAAACGTCACGCGGTTCACAGTTCACAGAGACGATTCTCTCAGCGCCACTCAAGCGCAGAGGTTGGAAGTTGAAGCATGGAGCTCCAGTGATGAGTGGTTGGAAGCCAAAGCGCATCGCCTACGACCAGTGGCTCGCGCCGCAGACCACGGGCATCGATCTCGAAGCCCTTGATGCAATCGCAGATGCCTTTGCGGATGACATCTTTGAGCGCTTGACGCCAGACGATATTTCGAAGATTCACCTTGTCGACGTCCACACAGCACTCAACGGAGCTGAAGGCATCCCTTTCATGGAACGCATTAAGCTCAGTACATCTGCGGGCTATCCCTATCGCAAACCCAAGCGCACTTTCTTTGAGGAGACGTCGGAAGGCCTCAAGCTCACTGATGCGCAGATTGAAGCCCGCTTGGATGAAGCTCTCGAAGCTTGTTGCAACGGAGAAATCCCTGAATTCGTCTATGACTGTGCATTGAAAGACGAACCAACAACCTTCAAGAAGATGGCTGAGGCGCGCACGCGCGTCTTCAACATGTCCTCTCTTGAGAGCACCATCATTGGACGTATGCTATTCATGGGACTCGGTCGAGTAATTCCCGGGAACTTTGAGACCTTTGAAACGGTCATTGGCATGAATTGTGCTTCGGCGCAATGGGGTCGAGCGTTCGCGCACCT